GGGTCGAATACCGCACGTCTGTTTACTGTGGTGTAAGCATATACGGCCTTAGTAGGACGCTTTAGGTAGCTCATTATCACACTGGCCTCTCCTGCCGGGTGGACCTTTATACGTGACTCCAAATCCTCATACCACATTTCATCCTCACTTGGTTCTGTATAGGGGTCCTGATAGGCTACAGCCGCCCTGTCCTCATCTATAGGCCGGATAGGCTTATAGTCAATAGTCCTCAGATTAAGGGTCTGAACCCAATCCATAGGATAGGAGCCGTATCCCAATAAATCAAGAGACACTGGATATTCGGTTACCCTATGCTGCCTAAGTCTGCTATCCAGAGTCCTGTCCCTGCCATAGCTGACTTTTTTATTCGTATTGGCCCCCCGGTAGTCATCCTGCAATGCATTGCTGGCTATCTCCGCGTACCTGTTGAACTGGTCCGGGGAAATGGTCATACCGTTATTCTTTGAAAGAAGGTCGTTAACCGCGTTATATACTTTATCTACCTGTATCATATTTCAATTGCAAATATACGGAAAGTGTGCCATGAAATAGAAAAGGGGTAGCATCTCACGACACCACCCCCGGAACTATGGAAGAGAGGACTTTTATACCTTGCTATCCAAAATTTCAAAGAAATCCTTGGCTTCCTGTGAACCTTTCATAACCCAAGAAGTAAGAGCCTCGTCATACTTTTCGCTCGGGTTGAACTTCAGGATAGTAGTCCCATCCTTCCCTTTGACCAGACCATTCTTCACAGAGAAATGTCCGGCTTGCATACCACGCTGAATAGTGGCTTTAATGGCGTGTTTGGGATTATTGAAATCCTTGGTAAACAGCTCTGGGTAACGCTCTGCTTTTTCGTAAGCCTTGTTTATCAATGCATCCTTATTAAATTCCTGTTGGATGAACCGGAAATGGGAGCGCATGAAATCATCCAGCTTGCGGATGTCTGCGTCAGCTATCAGGTTCTGAGCCTTACGGACTTCTTCACGGAACTGACGCTCTTTGAGGATTTTATCCTCCTGAACTATAAGACGGTAGCGGTGTTTAAGCACCTTTTGGTTCTGAGGTGCGATATTATTACCCTTCTCCGCATTTGCATCATGTGCTAACAGGTAATTGATAAGGGACCTGTCCTTACCGCTTACCATTAACACACCATCCTTGAACCGAGGTGCTATACGGGCCTCAGGGGCATCCTCATCCTGTTCATCCACATAAGGACTCTCTTCCATTTGACTATAGCGTATTTCACGGATACGCTGTTGTTTTTCATCCCACACTTTATCCCGGCGTGGTAGCACCCAGAATCCCGTTGACTTTTTATCAAGACGGAATAAATAGCTTTTATTAGGATTAATCTCCATTGTTTGCCTCTCTTGTTTCTTTTCCTGTTCCTTTTCGGGTTCCGGCTGGGAGCCTTCCTCCAACTCTTTCAGTTTGGCTTTTATCTCCTTGGCCTCTTTAGAGGCATGATGCAAAGATTTAAGCTTCTCTTCTAACTCTTCCTTGTTCTCCATGTTTCCTTTTTATTAATAAAGGGGGCAGGTCCTCTAAGCCCACCCCCTGAGTTTGCCTTATTAGATTTGGCTGAAGATGAACTCCTGTGGCAGAGGAATGTCGATTGACTTCCAAGATTCAAGAGCCAGCTCCAAGTTCATGTTGGTATTCTTACCAATCAAACCGCCATCTGACAGTTGCCATACAACCTTGCTCGGGTCACGGGGGTCGGCCAGATACTTAACTGCGATAGAGCGGATGGTTGCACCATTACCCATGTCGTATTGACGCTGAGGAATCAACAGCAAGCTGCCATCCCATACACCAGTACCAATGTCCGCACCGTGGGTCAATGCGCGGTTGAAGAATGCGTATGACTTGATGTCGTAATCCACACCGAAGTAAGTGAAACGGTCCGCGAAGTCGAAGTTCAACTTCAGTTCGCCCTCAGCAAGGCTACCGTATGAAACAGCACCCTGTACGCCGGTGAAGTTACGGAAGTACTTCTGCAACTCAATCATATAGATAGGGTCAGCAAGACCGTCATAAACCTTACCCCAACCATTTGCACTCAAGCTCAAGGAAACGTCCTCAAAGTATGAATCACTGATTACGCCACCTGAAGGAGTGATTGTGGTTCCTTCTGCCTGTACGATAGGTATAACACCCTCAAACTCGTTGTTTTCGTTACCAGTAGCCTGAAGATTAGCATACTGAGGACCGAACATCAAACGAAGTTCATTGTAATCCCAGAACCGGCGCTCCAAACGGCCATCGTTCAGTTGGTAGTAAGTTTGACCATTGATGTCCAACTCCTCGAACATGGCGAGGTCAGTGTACTTCTCGTTTACACGGATAGCCGTGTGGTCGCGGAAATACGGAGTCCATCCATCGTATTCACCTTCTTGTTGGAAGGAATCTTCCTGTACAGAAGGACGGCCATGTGACATCAGGTAAGATGTAGCGGCTACGATATTAGGAACAGTGGTTGCATCAGTGGCTACCGCCAAATCAACAGTGTGTGCTCCCGGGGTGCTGCGGTCAACATCAACCACTTCGTAGTGAATACCGGTTGCGTTGTCCTCGAAAATCATACCGACAGAAGCGGGTGACAGAGTTCCACCACCCATGTGGTCATCGGCATGTACGGTAACCGTGATTACGGAACCGGCTGCACCTGTAGCATCGGCAGTAACGCGGAATGCATTCAGGGGTTTAGTGGACTTACGGTATGATTTATACCGCTTCTGAGGGCTGCGTTGCAGTACGCCCGGTGTTGCCTCAAGGGCAAGGATGTAATATTTACCGGCTAAGTCAGGGAACTCCTGAACATACGGAAGATAAGATTGTTCCGTAAGCAATCCTAAGCTGGTTAGGATGCCATAGGACATCTTCTCTGCTGCAAAACCATTAGGTGATACTGACATTTTCTTTGTTTGTTTATTTTCCTATTAAATGTTTCCGGCTTTGCCGTCCCCACACATTCTTTCTCAAATCGTCTTCTGATACGACTTCTCCTGTAGCTGGGGCCGGAGCCGAGTTTTTGACTCCATCATCGTGGTTAAGAAGCTCGTTCTTGATAACAGACTTCCTTACCTGCGCTCCATACTGCTTCAAGGCGCTGACTAAATCTTGTCATGATAAAGTAACGCTGCCTTGTCTGCCGCCAGTTGGTCGATTTTAACACTACCGTCTTCATTGAGGTAGACTTTATCGGCAACAGGGTGGCCTGTGTAGCTGTGGAGGTACTCCGTAAGCTGTTCCTTCTGTTTGTCGGACAATTTGTAATCAACGGTTAGCTCAACAGGGGCGCCGTTATCCTCAAACTGAATGGTCCTTTTTACGGTGGTAAGTTTTCCTATACCAGAATCTACCGTCTTTTTCCACGATTCATATTGTTGCTTTACCTTTTCCTGCTCTTCCTCGATAATCTTGTTGAGATAACCCTCAACGTCAGGCTCGGGGATTTTAAGCTCAGGCAGAGCAATGTTTTTCTTTTCTTCTTCAAAGAACTCTTTGGCTACCTTGGCGTCTGACTTCAGAAGTCTTTCGCCGCGTTCAACCAATCGGTTTATTTCTTTAGCCTCCTTTATTTCCTCGGAGGTCATGTTGTCCTCATCTATCTCTACCCGCTCAAGACCTACTCCGTATTTATCCCTAAGTTCAGCCTTTACATCAGCTTCTGTCCACTCAGGGTTATCGCGCTTCAGCTTGAGTGCAACTGCCTCCTTCGGGTCCATGGCCGAAAAGTCAGTCTTTTTATAGCGCAGGTAGGTTTCGAGCGCGTTCTCGTTCTCTTCAATCCAAGCGTTGTAATCAAACTTTTCAGCTTTGACCTCAGGCTCCTGCGACTTTGCTTCTTCCTCAGGGGCTTTTACTTCTTCAGTTTCCTCAACCTCTTCTGCAATTGACTCCGGTGTCTCTTCAGGGACCGTCTGTTCGGCGACTTCCTCTTCTGAGGTGTTTTCTACCCCCTGAACTTCCTCGGTCTGTTCCCCTTCAACAGGTACAGGTATATCAGTTTCAATACCCGCCTCTTTCTGCCTTGTCAAAAAACTCAATGCACTTCCCATAATTTAATTTTCCTCTCTTGTTCCGTGTGCAAACATAGTAAAATTATTCAATAATATTCTAAGGGGGTGCTACACACCCACTTGCTGCATGGCGGCCTGTTGTTCCATTGCTGCAATCATATCCTGCTGCTGCCTTGCTTGCATCTCCCGCTCGGTATCATCTATCTCCTTGGCTGCTTTTACCCCGGATACTTGGAAGGCTGCATCAACGAGTGCCTGTAGCTCCGGAGTAAGAGGCTTTCCGAGTTTGTAGGATTCAATCAATCCCTCAAATCCTGATTTCACCAGAGAGATGCTTATATCCGCATCCTTGCGTTGACGCTCTTTGGCCCGTTCCCCTTCTATCTGAATCTGGGCGGTCTGCTGTTTGGCCATTTCGACTGCTTGACCGGCTTGGGCGTTCGCGTTAGCTGACATCTGTGCATTCTGTTGAGCCTCTTCCATACGCTGCCTACGTCTCATTTCATACTTCCAGCTCAATACCTGACGTGCGAGTTTAGGGTCGTCTATCTGTAATATTTCATAAGCATCAGGCATCTCAAGGGTCCCGGCTGTCAGGCAGAGGTTCACACTGTTCCGCAGTTCCTCTTCATCCTGTAGGGTCATGCCCATCTCAAACTTGATGTCGTAGCTTGAAGCTGTGATATCTTCCCTGTCCTTTATGAACTCTGCGTCCTGCTTTCCTAAGAAACCAAGATACCCTTTATTAGGTGTACCGTAGGCCAGACTATCCCATATACGTATACCTGCCTGTTTGAATAAGTCTCTTGCGGATGTAAGGTAAGAGTAGTATATATCAAGGGTAGCTGTGTTGGACTGCGAAAGTTGGGACTGTGCATAACGGAATCCTATACGCGGGGATGTAGCGCTTCCATCCCTGAACTCGTTTATACCCCAAGTCTCCCTAAGCTCCTGACGCTTGAAGTTGTACAGGTTAATCAGACCTGCAATCTGCGGGTCGAAGTTCGACTGTGCGGGTTGGATAGGCATAGACCTCTGTGCCCCACCATCTGCAGTTTTACTCCTGTAGTATAGAAAACCGGTATTACGGTAAATATCTGCTATGGTCAATGGGTCAACAACTCCTACCCCCTCCCCTAAATCCACTTCTGTCAAGGCATCCAAATCAACTGCGTAGCCGGATGGGGCCGACCTTGCAACAGCCGTCTTCATTTTCAGGTCCAAGATGTCCATGTCCATGATTATGCCCAATCCCATCCATATTGGGGAAATAGGCATCATGTCCCCTTTGTTACCGGGCATACGGAATATATAAGGACAAAGGACCTGTTCTTTATCCTCACCTTTACGCATGATATTCCTTTGCTCGCCCCACTCAAGGCAAACGGCCTCATTACATGCTATGAACCAACCTTCGTAAGCGGTCTGGGGGATTACCTTCCCGAAATACTTATCCCCGGATAGCTTTACTGAATTAGGGTCGTCCCCGTCAGTTGTCTGAAATATTTCCCTACCATACCGGTCGTTACCCTCTATGTAGCCGATTACCTTTGAGCACTTCCACCATACGTGTACAAGCTCCACTGTATAATTATCGTAGGGCCTGTTACCTTTCCTGTAGGAATCGTTCCATTTAAGATACCTTGAACTGTTGCCGAACTTACCTTGGAACCGCATGGCCGCTTTGAAGAGAGCTTCCTCCTTATCTTCATCAAGTCCCCATCTGCTGCGTATTTCAGATATGGTCATCCGGTGGAATTTACCGGCGTAGTTTATATCCCTGAAGTCCTCGGTATCCGATACATCATAGATGCAATCCTCTGCCGGTATAAAGTCGGTCCTGAATCTTCCGTTATTATCCAAGTAGTTGTAGAGTCCATGAAGACCGGCTTGGAACTGCTCATATAATATTTTCTTCTTTAATGACTCTATGTCTATATCCTCTGCCGTAAAGGTAAGCATACGCTGCATAAGAAGCTCTTCTTTTTCTTGGTCATTCAGTGACCACCATATATTAAGCTCTTCTATGCTTCTTGGTACGAATGCACTTGGGTCTTCACCTTCCAATCCGGTCTCGGCGGCAAGGGCCTGTATCAGCTCTTGGTTCTCCATTCGGTATTGAGCCTCAACCTTACGGCGTTCCCTGCGGTCCCCTATGTGCTTGGCCATAGCAGTGACTTTAGGATACTCGTATTGCTCCATGTAGCCGTTTACAACTATCTTTTCGTATTTGGAGGCAATGGGTGTGGGTTTATAGATAATATTATTCCATACACGCTTACCGTCATCCGATAGCTGTTTAAGATATTGAGTAACCGGCTGTTCGCCACGGGCGTATTTACGGCACTTGTATATACGCTCATTACGTTTTATCCTGTACTCCTCAGTGGCCCCAAGTATCGCCCGGGCAACGGCTGTACCGAACTGTTCCGAATCTTTCTGCTTCTTGGGTGCCAATGGTGATGGCATCAAAACTTTATTGTATTCACCCGCCATGTTGAAATTTTACTGTTGCAAAGTTAACTAATTTACTGCGTATTATGTCAGGAGGGTTATACCCCCCGGATTTATGACCCTTGTTTTACTCATATTCCTTTTCTGGACCTGCTTGACAGGGACTTTAAGGGCCATAATAGCATAACCATCGGCCATAACCGCGTCATATGCTGTGCGCTCTTTTATGTTAAAGTTTTTTCTGTCCCTTACTATTCTCATAAAAGCTATCTTATGCCAATCAGACTCGGATTGTATTACCTGTATGTCGATGTGCTCCTGCTTAGTGGCTTCACTCTGTTGGTTAGGTATACCTTTAACCTCACTGCCGTCACTTCTCTTGGTTCCGTATAAATAACCTAACAATTTATTACCCTCTGCGTAGTCAA